GAAGCACAGTTGCTCCTAAACCTGTAACGCCAACGCAAGCCTCGTTTGCTGGCATGGGGCGTAGTGCTAAACTTGGCACCCCTCCCATGCGTTCGGGCCAAGACACGTCTGCTACTGCAGAACCTACTGTAGAACCCCGCATTATAAATGAAAAATTTTTAGACAATTTAAAAATAAGACCGCAAGCTGCAGTACGTAAACGCACTATGGGCAAAGACTTTAATGATCCTGTGGTACGGGCAGATATTGCTAGTTATGCGGGTTTAAAAAGCACATCGTTAGAGGCTAAAAACCAAATAAATCGGTTACTTGATGACACCGATATTAAACAAACTAGTATATTTGACAAAAAAGAACCTACAAAAAAGGGAGCAAAATCTAATGCAAAACCAGACGCAGATAAAACTAAACCATCTAACGCGGGAGCAAGTGGAGATGGCGATGCAGGTGCTGGATCAAAGCGTGAGAGTAACAGGGAAGCCCGAGCCGCTGCAGGTGCCCCTAGAGTTAGGACATCTGACGGAAGTGGAGTGGGATCATCTAGCGGAGGTTCTAGCAAGTCTGGTCGTGCAGCAAGCAAAAGCAACACTACATTAGATGAAGCAAATGCAAAACTAGACAAGGCAAAGCGAGATAAAAATAAACGTGAAGCTGCTGCTCGCGCAGCCGAGGCTGCTAAAAAACGTAAAGAAGAAGTTAAAAAAGAAGTTAAAAATGTAGACCCTAACCGCAATAAAGCCACGGCAAAACGGCTTGTAAGTGCGGCTAAAGGTACGAGTGCACCTGATGCAGACGCAACAAAACGCAATGCTATAGGTGGTGGTGCAACTGACCCTAACGCACCAAAACTAGGCTTGCCGCCAAAGCCTAAACCCCCTGTAACTACGCCTNTGCGCCAACGAAGAAATCGACCTACATCTGCTGATTATTTAGTTGAAAAACACAGCNAAAGAACTCAACCGTTTCAGGACGAATTGCAANANAATTCAGACCTTAGATATAGTAAGAATCCATTTAGTGAAGCAGACAATGCTNAAATACTAGCATTGTTAGATAGAAAACTTAAAGATGTTGAGACAAAAGGAGACTTAAACCTTTTAGGTGTACGCGCATATTTGTCACGGTTTCCTAACCCTGCAGATGGTATAAGACTTGCTGTAGAAGATGTTGCTACACAAAATCCTATGGCTAAAGTAGATGGTGTAGGAGAAACTCTTGCCGAGTTAGGTTTACATTTAAGCGGTGTAGGGCGTAACAAAACACAGACAGACATAAAAGGAAAATTTCCGTCTAAACAACCGTCACAAGCGGAACGTTTGCTTGCTTGGGTTCGTGCAAATTTAAGTGCTGAAGCCAACAACGAACTTACAAAAATGCAAACAAAGGCTCAAAATGCTGTAATTAGAAGCATACTNGTAGACCCAGCAAATGTAAAAATAATAGCGCAATTTAATAAATTACGCGNTGCGTCAGACAGAAGACAAAAAGGTATAGATGCTGTATTAGTAGATGTAATTAAACCACAAGACTTAGTAGATGATGGTATTATAACTGCTAAAGAAGCAGACGAATTATTTTACTGGAAAGATGATAGATACTATCTTGCATTGTCTTCAGATGCTGTTGTTGGCCTTGATGTACCTGCACATTCGTCTGTTGTTAACGCACTTAAAAACGGAAATCTTCGAGACGCGCTGCTATTCGTAAGTCAAACATCTCCAAATAAACAAACTCGTCAGCTTGCTAGAAAATTTGCTGACGTTACGGGCAACACAAAAGTTGTTATCAAGAAAGACCTTAAACTAGACGGCAGACCTGTAGCTGGCCTGTTTGAGCCACGCACTAATACTATCACGCTAGACGCAGACGCTGGTATCAACTTACATACGCTGATGCACGAAATGTCTCACGCAGCGGGTAGTGCAGCAATAGCCGACAAGAGTTCACAACTGGCAATAAAACTAAACGAGTTGTTTAAACGTGTTAAGGGGTCGTTGAACCGAGAATCAGGCACAGCAAACCTGCAAGAGTTCTTTGCGGAAGCTATGGCAAACTCAGAGTTCCGCAGTGAGTTGTCGGCAATAAACATGAAGGGCGAACCTGTTACTGCGTTACAGCGATTCTTCAACATAATGCAGAATTTCTTACGTAAGTTCACGGGCGCACCATCGGTGAACCTAACAGCCTTACAGAAGATAGACAGTCTTACTGATGCGTTGTTAGCCCCTGCTCCACAAAACCGTAACGCGTCACCGTTACCAATGGCAATGATGGATACTACGCGTAAAGGCGTACAAAGTTTTATGTCAGGAGTTGTTGACGGTACACAAAAGGCTGTTAGCGAAGGTAGCCGTGAACAGTTAAAGAACGACACTAAGGATTTCTTTACACAGACCATATCCAAGAACGGTAAGAACTTGTTAATGGGGTTGTCTGGTTCGCAGACATTGGGTGACATTGCACAGGCAGTAGGGCTGGGTAACTTAGGGTATGACTTAGACAAGGTAATGGCACAACAGCGTGGCGCGATAATGAACGCCGAAGCTAAGGTAAAAGATCAGATTGCCTCAATCGTAACAAACCTCAATCGTGGTGATAAGGCAGTAGTTGAGAAACGCACCAAGGCGTTAAACACAATCATATACGACAACAACTTTGGTGCTACGATCTTCCAAGTAGACCCCAATGACAAACGCAGTGAATACTTAAACAAAAAGGGCGAAACAAAAATAGATGCTGAAGGTAACAAGTTAGTAGATATTTGGGACGCTCAACGTAAACACTGGAATGATATGGGACCAGAAGGTCAAAAAGCCTTTAACGATATGCGTAAGGTGTATGAAGAACAATATGCAACGATGAAGGAAGTCTTGTTTAAGCAGGTAGACGATAGTTTAGGCGACACCGATACAGCAAAACAGTTAAAGAACACTATTACCAAACAGTTGTTCGACAAATCAAAGTTAAAGGTTTATTTTCCGTTGTTACGTGAAGGCGACTTTGTACTGCGTTATGACGTTAAAAATATTGATCCAGCGAAACGTATCGCTAACGTACTACAGACCTTTGAGACTGCGGCTGAACGTGACGATGCCAAGGCAATCATCGAAGCTAACTCTGATTACGAAAATGTAACCACGTCCGATGGAGATTTAACACTGGCACAGATGAAATCTGTACCATCCGTGTTTGTCCAAGATACGCTATCCGTACTTAAAAAAGCCAAAGTACCTGACAGTGTGCAGAAAGAAGTATTGCAGTTGTTTATTAAAACACTGCCTGAAACATCTTTTGCTAAAGCGTTACAAGGACGTAAAGGTACTCCGGGATATATGCAGGACAGTGTACTAGCCCTAAAATCTAAGGCGTACAACATTGCAAGCCAAGCGCAGAAGATTAAGTACGGCGCAGCCATACGTGCGTTAGAACTTAAAATTAAAGATGCGCCTAGACCCAAAGACCCGCCTGCAGCAGGTAAGACCTTATCTGGTAAAATATTACGAGGGTTAGAAAAAACAACACTCGCTGATTTTGACGCTGTTAAAACAGAATTGTATAAACGAGCAGAATTTGCGCGAGAAGGCGCTAAAAATAAAAACTTTGAGGAAGTAGGACGTAGGTTAAATCAGACTGCGTTTATCTATACAATCGGGTTTAATGCTTCGTCTGCGATGGTAAACTTGTCGCAAATTCCACTGTTTGTTGCACCGTATCTAGGTGGTCAATACGGGTATAAGAAAACACACGCAGCAATTAAAAGTGCCTACGGCAACGTCATTAAAAGTAAGTCTCGTAACGGCTCCTTCAACTCTTTGTTTGAGTATTACAAACGCGCTGATGATGGCACGTTACAATTGCGGGACCGTGCTGAATTAAACCTACCTGATGGCGCAGAGGGCGATGCCAAATACTTAGAATTAGGTCGTATGACACAGTTGGTAGATGCCGCCAGAGGACGAGGGCTGCTGCAAAGTAGTGCCCTTGCCGAATCTATGGGACTTACAGAATATTCTCGTATCGCAAAGGGCGGTAAAGTAGGTCGCGCTATGGATAACGTGTCGGTGCTATCGGCAATAATGTTTAACCACGGCGAACAGATGAACAGACAGGTCACGCTAATGGCCTCATTCAATCTGGCGTTGGACGCAAAGACGGGAGGCAAACCTGAAACGGCCACAGCCGATCAGATAGACGCCGCTGTACAAGACGCTATATATAACACGCAACAGACAAACGGAGGTACGTTCTTAGAGAGTGCCCCCCGTCTATCACAACAACATATTGGTCGCGTTGCGCTCATGTACAAAAGCTACGGCTTGCAGATGTACTACACCATGCTGAAGACAGCCAAGATAGCGTTTGATGGTGACAAAGGTAAACTGTTTGGTCCTGAAGGTTCGCCAGAACGCAAGGCTGCGTGGAAACAACTTATAGGGTTACATGGCACAGCAATGTTGTTTGCGGGTGTTCAAGGTTTACCTCTGTACGGTGCGGTTCGTTTGATTACTAATCTGTTCTTCTTAGACGATGAGGAAGATGATTTTGACACGATAGTTCGCAAGCATATTGGTGAGGGTTGGTATAAGGGCGGCATCACAGCGGCTACAGGGTTGGATGTATCTACTCGCGTTGCACTTACAGGCTTGTTGCTACAGCAAAACCGCTACAACAACGACCCATCTATAGAAGAACAACTTGGGTTTTACTTTGGTGGCCCTGCACTCAGTGTGGCTAAACGTCTGGGTAGGGGTGTAGATGACTTGTATAATGGCGAGACGGAACGCGGTATAGAAAACTTACTACCCGCAGGTGTGGCTAATGGGTACAAGAGTATTTTCGGGCGATATCAACAAGACGGTGGTGCGTTTACCAGACGCCAAGACCCTATATATGATGATATATCCGCAGGAGAACAATTATTTTGGGCACTTGGTGTAGCGCCTAAAGAATATACGTTACGCCAAGACAAGGCTATGATTGGTAAGAGGATTGACACAGCGGTTAATAAAAAACGATCTGATTTGTTAAAGAAGTATTACGTAGCCTCACGTATGTATGATAGTGCTGAGATGTTAGACATATCTACTAAAATGATGGACTTTAGTTTGCGTCATCCTGATGCAGCGATTGATCGCGACACTATCGAACGGTCAATGAAAAAACACGCTACTTCATCAGAACAGATGTATAACGGGGTGTCATTCAGTTCTTTGTATGGCGATACTATCCGCATGATGTTGGGTGAGTTTGAACAATAAAAAAACCCCGCTGTTAAGCGGGGCAGTTTAGGGGAGAACGGCAATGAATACTGCCACCCCTACAATATCACACAGTGCGCCATATGCGAACCCCAAACATTTTATTTTCTATTCGAGTTCGCACCGCTACACGCCATGATTTTAACTCTGCAATTTTTCTTACCTGTTCGCCTGCCCGTGTTGTGTTTATACATGGTATAAAGACTGACGCCCCTACAACCATGTACTTCCACGCGACAACAACCTTTATGCCGTCTGGGTTTAGATCATCATATTTCTGGGGCTTCTGGTACACTGCTCAACCCGTCTAGTCTCACCGCAATCACACGTATAGGCGGTAAGTTAAAATTAGTCCCTTTGGTCAGCCGTATCTGCAACTTCTTAGCCCCCATCTGCTTCACCATTTCTTCGACAGTGGAAGTATAGTTTATGTGGCGGTCATTCAAATGTTTCTTAAACGCTTTAGGAACCATGTAGAACATATTCGTGTCTGTCTCAAATCGTGCCACAAACATATTACGAGGGTTCTGTTCTGGTATAACTATCGGTACAACGCCGTTGACAGGTTGCCCTCCCGTATTCATAGTCTTGCTGCTCTTAATTTTAAGTATGTTAGTCCAATTCTCAGTAGCAAATTCTGTTACTAACTGTTCCACAGACGCTGCACTATCATCCACGTAGGCTTTAACCTTTTTAAGTTCGTCCACGATCCACGCGTATAACTTGTTAATATCATAGTTAACAAACCCTAGTTGCTTTGCCGCTAACGCCCCTACTATAGTTGCCGCACATCCCCCAGACCAGAAACGGTTCTCGGCTTGCAATCCTGCCTTAGCATCTAACTTAGATTTAACTTTTGTGTATAACGCTCGTAGGTCATCCCTGTTACTTATCACGTACTGGATAAACTCTATGGCAAAATGCCCGTAGTTGGTCTTGGCATCTTGGAACAACTGATCTGTCTTACCCTTGTCTAAAACTGCCTTTATATTTTTATCGACCCGTATTTCTAACACTCGTTGCATCTCAGCTTTAGGGTCATCTTTTACGCGCTGCATTTCCTCGTAGAAACTCATATTACCTGTAGACAGCGCCATAAGCTGCCACGGCCTACCCCTAACACGTTCTATATTTCCGCCACCTGCCATACGGTTCTTTTGCTTACCTTCGGCTAATTGATAGGAATACTCGGACACATCCCCACCCTTCATGTTTGTCATTTCGTCAGAGTTTAACGGTAGGTTACACATAACTTCGCCACGGTTCATGCGCGAGTTCGGTGTATCTCGTTGTCCCAAGGTCAGCCCGTGGGGGTCGCCCCATACACCTGTGTTACAATACATAGCTGTAGTCTTACCTACACCTGTACCGCCATACAGATGCACACCAAAACTGTTCAACCCTGTCAACGGCATCAAGATGGAACCAAAACCCATACACACAACAAACTGCTGTAACTCTAAGCCGCTGTGATTAAAAAAGTCGAGTATCTCAAGCTGCTTGTCACGGGAACCTTCAGGTTTAAAAAAGTCGATAAGTCCTGCTGTCTTACCTGATGGTGGGTTATATTCCACATCTCCGGCAGTGACTAACTGATCCCCTAACACAAAAGATGTTAAGTCCTTGTCGGCCCACCCAAATTGTTGATGGGCTTCACTTGCGGTAGTTGTGCGTTGTAGTTCGTTTATCCATGCTGCTGTGTACGCCATCAGTTTATCTACGTCCTTCCCAAATGAAGTTATACCTTGCATAGCCATGCTCTTGCGAAAATCTTCCCTAGACGTGACTGCCGTTAACGGTATTACAAACTCGCGCACCCCGTCTCGGGGTAGATGTAGAGCAAAGGCAATAACCTCTCCTAGCAACACATCATGCAACCGCCGTGTCACATAGAAGTCATAGTGATATATACACTCCTCGTCAGGGTCGCCATCTTCGTTAGTTGTTCTTAGGTACACCCCCCCGTTATGGCCTCGAAAGTATGGTTTAGGGTACGCAGGTATAACGTGTTTGTCAGTAGATTCAACGTCCTCGTCGTGTTCGTCATCTTCATCAAAATCTATCTCCTCATACACAGCATACCGCGACACTAGACTTTCCACCTCGGCGTGATCTAGCGGGGGGTCCAAGGACGTAGCATTAAACCCATGTGCCATGTCTAATATGTCAGCCTCAGATAGGTGCCCCTTAGACCGTAAGTGTCCTACATGAGCCAGCATAGCAGAGTTTCTACCACCCTCTCCCACCTCAGTAGGTTTCTCGTAGGTGTCATGCTCTAATGCGGCTCTCAAGGCTTGTACGCCTGTAGGCGCTGGTATCGGTTCACCACCCATCAACTCGGCAAAGGTGTCAAAGTCCGTAGGGCTTGGTTGTGCCTTAGCAAAAAACGTGACAGGAGCAGGTGGGTTGCACTTGTAGTTGTGCGTACTGGGAACACGTAACACCCTAGCCATGTCCGAAGTGACTGCAGGGTCAGCTTTAAATCCGTTACTAGCACATAACTTCTTTAACCGTGATGCCGTAGTCAACCACTCATTCGGCCCTATGTCCTCGGTCAACGGCCAGTACACATGTACACCCCGACCAGAGTTTAATACGAATGGGCGGGGCAAGTTGTTATGCTTAACAAACCGCGCTAATTCTTTTATAGCGTCAGCCTGTGATGCAAACTTACTGTCACCTTCACCAACATCAAGGTCTAGGAAGAACGATCTCAAGGAGCGTACGTTATCAGCCTTGCGTGATCCTGCTTCCTCTAACGTAGCAAGGCTAAAGTAGGTGTCGTAACCGTTCGTGTCAAAGTCTTGTGCTGCTTCTACTACATGGTTTACAGACGTATAAAATTTTTGCTTTCTTTTGCCTGTTGCCGCGTTAACTGCGAATATGCAATAGTTTCCCTCACGACCTAAAACTAGGTCTAAAAATCGTTTTGTATCCATTGTTACCACTCAATAAGGTAAGCCACGGCTAACTTAATAACCGTGGCAAGGAATTATTTAGGCGTGATCGTCATCAAACAATTCGTCCACCATCCCGCTTAAATTAGTGTCGGGTTTTTTATTGGATGTTGATTTCTTAACGACCTTTTTAACAGGTTCTTCGATAACGTCATCATCGTCATCATCGACATCTGCTAACACGTTATTACTTTTAGGAGACGCTGCGCTCTTCGCAAACGGGTTAGCACCCGCATCCTTAAACACAAACCCCCCGTCTACCGCACCAAACGGATTGCGTACTTCCAACGGAACGTACTTAACAACCTGCACGGCCTTCAACCGCAACGAGACGCCACTCTCCCAATCTTTACCGAGTTTCATGCGGTAAGGGATAAGCTGCACTGCCACGTTGACCGTGCTGCCCGTGGTTAGTTGAAAGCCTTCGGGTAGCGGCGTACCCTGACTATCTACTTCTAACGGTTTGGTAGTAGTCTCACCGTTGTACGCGCCCTTTAGGTTAGCCTTATGCGTGTACGTACCGTTGTCATCTTTGACAAACGGGTTAGTAAGTTTCTCATCCCAATCCTCGTCACGATTGTCTGCGTATGCTTTCTTCATAGCATTGGACAGCCCCTTAGCGGCAGCGCCATCCATGCGGAACGCGATAGAGTATGCAGCGTTTTGATCCCGAGGATCACAGGGTTCACTACGTTTAATCTTAGAGTTAAATGCGTAGGTACGGTCCACTTTGGGCCACAGGGCTTCCACGCCCTCAATGATATATGTTTCTGTCATTGTCGTTCTCCTTATGTGTTATACGTCTTTATCAGCGTCGAGATCGAACTCTAGCTGGGTTTCTTTCGTTAACGCTTCTGCAGTTAACGCATCAACTACGGCGGGTAGTTTAAACCGATAGGTGTTACCGATTTTAACGTAGGTGTGTTTGGGGATGTGACCCTGCCGCAACCATGCTCGGATAGTAGATATGGACACAGCAAAATGCTTTGCCACACCTTCGATTGGTACAAACGGTTCTGCCATTACTTCTTCCTGACTGAGATTACGTACTCATTATCGACATTCAAACCTTGGGGTAGAACGTCTGGGTTTTCCTCCAAGAACTGTTTTAAATTCGTCTGGTTCAACCGCTTGTCAAGAAGTTCGGGTACGTCATGTTCTAGTATAAACTCATACATACGCTCCCAGTCGCTTGTCCAATATTTGATTTTTGACGTTCTAAAAAACAACCCTTCGGAAGTCCTAACACTTTCGACATTGTGGTTTTCACAGTAGTCTAGTAGTGCGTTCTTGATCGTGTCTAACTTGCGGGATAGTTGCCCGTCTGCTTCTTTGTATTCTGCGGATAATTCTGCCCGTTGAGCGCGAACTTTAATATACGCCCTTGTTAGTCTATCGGCAGGAACTTCTGATTTGTCTGACATATGCCCCCCTTTACAGTAACGAGAATTACTTAATACTTAGTTGTGGTGGGCTAGTCAAGTAGTTCTTGGTATAAATCAATAATTTTTGTGTGTACGTCTATTTTTTTATCTAACAATGAGTAAATACGTTTTTCCACAGGTGAACCTTGCAACTGTACGACAGTACATTTGTGTGTCTGACCCGATCTGTGAACCCTAGCGTTTGCTTGAGCGTAGGTTTCTAGTGACGAGGTTGGCCCCCACCATACGACTGTATTTGCTGCTGTTAACGTGACACCGTGCGCTGCTGATTGTGGTTGGATTACGAGTACCCGTGGGTTCGGTTGTTCTTGAAATCGTTTAAATATATCTGTTCGTTTGGTTACAGGTACACCCCCTCTAATAATTTCCGTAGCGATCCCGTCATTACGCAATTTATTGGTAAGTATGTCAATGGCGTGTTTAAAAGGTACAAAGACAAGCACTTTCTTGCTGCTTTCGTCTACCACTTCACGTAACACTTTATACCTATGAGATATGTCAAACTCTAACGTATCGCCTTCGTCAGTGTATATACCCCCGCATGATATTTGTAGTAGTTTGTTCATAATAATAGCCGAGTTGACCGCAGATATTTCCGAGCCGCTAACAGTCATTACTAAACGTTTCTTTAACATTTTGTAATACTTTAACTGTTGCCGTGTTAACTCTACCTTACGCTTTACGTAAACCATTGGCGGTAAATCAAGACACTCTTCTTTGGTAAAGCGTATCGCTGGCTGTAACACGCGATGCACTGTGTCGCTTGCAGAAGGTTTCGGTTGCCATTGAAACTGTGTTTTTTTATACATAACCATGTCTCGAAATGATCCGTAAAATTTCGGTACATTGTCAGGGTTTATGAGTTTGGCTAAACCATACGCATCCGTAGGTTCTTGTGCGGCGGGTGTACCTGTCATCAACCACAGCCACGTACTAGGCTTTACTAACCTACATAACGTCTTCCACCGATTAGTCCGTGTGTTCTTATAGTGCGTAGCTTCGTCCACAATAATTATATCGAACCCACCAGACGCGATGCTCTCCGACACAATATCAACTCCATCGTAATTGATAATTACAAAATCTGCACCTTGTTCTACGATTTCTTTTCGTTTTTTAGCTGCGCCATGCGCTACGTCCACTGAGCGATGTGGGGCAAAGGTTTCTAAGTCACCACGCCATGCACTGTCCATAATAGATAACGGACATATCACCAAGACACGCCGCGCCTTACCTTGTTGCATTAAAAAGTCTGCCGCCCATATTGCACTGGCAGTTTTACCTGTACCCTGCTCGTTAAAACAAAACGATTTACGGTTCATCGTTAGGAACGCGGAGGTGGTTTTTTGGTGTTGGAACGGTTTGTGTTTGCCTGACCACTGGTATCTGGTATCAATGGGCGAGGGGGCTTTAATGCCCAAACGCTGTAATGCGTGTGCTTCGTCAACACCGTGGTTAACTTTTACCTCATGGTTGTTAACCTGCACACTGTTAGGCACTGTCTTAGTGACACGGCTTGGATTGCGTAGCTTTAACAGCAACGCCTTACCATCTACTAATTTCATTTGTGTTCTCCTAAATGTTAGGGAAATCCCTAACTTTTTATTTTTTCTTTTGGTAATTACGGGCGCGGTTCTTGCTTGAACTCTCTATCCGTATACCATCTTTATTCTTGCCGCCTTTGACCAAAGCCTTCTTGTGGCTGACATCTTTACCTTCACGCTTGTCGGCCTTACCGTTACCGTTACGGTCTACGCCTTCGCGATCTACTTTACGGCGCGCGCGTTGACGTTCCATCCTACGTTCAAACGTAGCAGACCCAACAGGTGCGTTGATCTGCTTCTTCCGCTTGGCTTTCTTCGCTCGTTTTTTATCTTCGCTCATGCGTTTGCTCCATTGTGGACACACTCAATTACAGGGCAATGGCGTCTACATAACCCGCTGGGACGTGCGTTCCACACATCATTGTCAGCGGCTATCTTCATTTGGTTGTACTTGCCTAACCACTTGCCCCACAATTCGTGGCTATCATACTCCATGTAAGTATCTTTTACCAAGTTTTTACTAATAACAAAAAACAACGCGGCCTTAATTTTTTTAATTTCAGGGTAGTGCGCGAACACGGACAAGGCCATAAGTTCCAACTGTCCTTTGTCGGCATATTTTGCAGACTTGCCTGTCTTATAATCAATCACCCATGCAAGATCACCGTCTAAGATGATAAGGTCAGCTATACCACGGAACCAAACTTCAGGGTCGTAAAACCCGCAAGGTTCTAGGTTTTCGGTAACACCCAATTTTTCTTCGCATAATTTACGCCCTTGTTTATTTTTTAAAGACGTGAGTGCGTCACGAGCGAACGTAAACTGTTCGGGTATAGGCGCGTCTTTACCTACAAAATCCTCGGCCATATTATGAAACGCGGTTCCGTACATCGTGGCCTCAGTCTCCTTGAACGGATGCTCTTTAAGTATCTTCTCATGGTAAAACTGTTTAGGACATTGCTCAAAGGCTTTGATCCTACTAAACGACCACGGCGCAACTTTTGTCATTCACAATCCCCATAAGATTTGCCTGTGCCACTTTCACAGGTGATAGGTAGACCCTCGGCCCAATCGGGTTTCTGGCTCATACAATGTTCCACATACACCTGCGCTTCGGCAACCTCGGCGTCTGGCACAGCTACAACAATACTGTCGTGAACTGTTAGCACAACTTTGTATCTCTTAGCAATAAGTATCATCTGGTGGCCTATAATGCAACGGGCAATTGCTTGGCACACGTTCTCAACCACCTTACCGCCGTATATTCTATTAAGACCTTTGCGAGTTTTATACATATACTCTGTACCGTCATTTCCATTATACGCACTTACATCAGTATAAAACATCGGTAATCCAGATGGTAATATCACAGCGTTCTTAGACGCATCGACGGCGAGCACACCGTCCCTACCAAACTGTAACGTATCACCACGGGCCATGTAGTGTATCATGTTGTTCGCGTCCGTCCACAGTTGACTTATCGCGCCGTTCTCTTTCCGATAGATTTGAATAATACGCCGTGCTTCCGCGATAGGCATATCTACGCCCATACCCGCCAGTTGCACTTGAAACTTAACCGCACCCATACCGTAGCCAGCACCTAGAATTGTAGTCTTACCGACAAACCGCTGCGAACCTTTCACCTCGTCTGCTGGCACGGTATATATACTAGACGCCATGTGCTTATAAACATCATCACCGTTGGCAAACGCAGTGGTAAGATCGTCTTGCCCTGCCAGCCACGCAAGTACACGCGCTTCGATTTGCGAACTATCACAGTCAATCATCGTGTAGCCTTCGGGGGCAATAATACTACGCTTTAACTTCTTACCGTTAGCCCCACGGCTCGGCAGGTTTTGTAGGTTGATCTTATCATCACCGCCCCATCTACCTGTGTGCGCTGCGTAGTATTTTACAGGGACGGGGAGGGTGCCTCGCGCTGCTATATCTATAAACCGTTGCGTACGTGTCTCTTCAAGAGTAGACTTCGTACCGATACGCGCTGCTGCTAGAGCTTGGACACGCACGTTTTCGTGATCTAGTAACGTCTTAAACCCATCATCATCTTTAGCAAACGCAAAGGTTTCTTTGCCTGTAGTCGGGCTGATCTTCATCGGGGGGTTCACACCTAAACCTTTTAGCACTTCGGCAAACTTCGGGTTGCTCATTAACTCTTTCTTGTCAATGTTCGCATCCTGTAACAGTTTACCTTTACGAGCCTTAATATCTTCAAGATGTGAGTGCAGCAACGAGGTATCCAAACCAAGGGTAGGCTCGGTATACATACGCAACGTGAGGTCAATCAATTTTAGTTCCTCAGTGGGAAATCTATTCCCCGAAACTACGCCGCTTACCATAAGGTTAAACAGTTGATGTGTTAACTCCACGTCATTTATACAGTAGTCACCGTAGGCACGTAGTTCTTCATCAGTAAAATCTAATCGACGTTTTCCCAATGCGTTGAGGACTTCCGTTCCCTTAACGCCAATGCCATACCTTTCAGATAACGCCGCGAGACTTCCACCAGCTTCAGTCCCATGTATAGCACGGGCAATACACAGAGTATCGGCATACACGCGAGGGCGCAGATCAAAATGCCAACTAAGTATAGCACCGTCAAACATAGTGTTATGACACAATAGCATACTCTCGCCCCAATCGAAATTGTGTGCGAGGTATCTCCTAACCTGTTTTCGTGTGCCACTTGCCCACTCCGTACCACCATCATTCAATTTGACGCCTACGCCGATCACCTCAAAACGAGGGTCACGGACGTAGGCTTCGGTGGTCACTTTACGTAGAGAAAAATCTTTGTCGTAAAATGTTTCAAAGTCTAAGGTTATCAGGTCCACTACTTGTGATCCTTCTGCGTAGCCAACTCCCCGCCACACGCCATGTAACCACACGCGTCAATCCAGTTGTCTGCATTGTCAGGGTTAGACCTTGACCGTGCAATCTTCAGCAGGGTCATCATGGCAGCAACGTCTCTATCGGTAATGATTAAGTCAAAACCCAAATAAGCGGTCCACAGGTCAGCGATAGTTCTAAAATTATCTTCCATGTCGCCGTGGTCTGCCGCCCGATCTTTGATAACGTATTGCTCGGCTTGATTTAAGATACCCGAGCGTGTCCACGCGTT